TACCAACATTTGATAAACTTTGTGCTACTGCGCCGGGTGTGTTTGCCGAATTTGCTGATCTATAAGACATTAATATCCTTCTTTCGTTGTTGATGTTGTGCTAACTGATGGTTCAACTGATTTACTTGTTGACGTCGTATCTTGAACCACAGTGCTGTTGCCTTGTTGTGCTACAACTGCATTATACTTTTGCTTGTCTACTGAATAAATTAATTTTTGTTTTTTTAGCAGTAATTTTGCATCTGCCGGAGCATTATTTAAATAGGTATTCTTTTGAGATTCTGTAAGTTTATTCCATTCAGTGTCTACAGAGTTGATTGCTATGTTGTTTGCTCTTCTAAAACTTTCAAACTTAGCAAATTTTTCTTTAGCATTGTTGTCTAAGCTTAGATAATTTGTTACTTGTGATGGTGTTAAATTAATATCACCTTCGCTTACAGTTTTTTGTGAAGTTGCTATGATATTATTAAGTTGCGAATCAATTGGCAATGCTTCTCGTCGTCTTCTTCTAGTATCTTTTGGAAAATTTACTCCTGGCCGACTAGTAGCTCCTAAATTATTTGTTGCTCCTCTTAAAAAATCACCAGCTAGACCAAATAATTCTGATTTAACATTTCTGGTTGCTTTCCCACGTTTAATTGTTTGATATACGTTTGCTCCCTGTAGTATAGCACCCAAAAAGTTTCCAGACCCTGCTAATCCAAATGCTGAAGATATTCCTGCTAACACTCCACCTACTCCAAAAATACTATCTGTTCCTCCGCCTAATGGCGAAATTGGTGACGGAGTATTATCATAATGCAATGTAGCAAATCCTTGCGGATTATCTTTTCGTACAGCTCCTGCATTTATGATGACTCCTGAATACGAAATTGAAAAACTGTGTTCGGCTATACCACCGCCATCACTTTGATCTAAAGTTCCGTTGTTGTAGTCATTAATGAGTGGATTTAACAATTTGTATTCTGTAAATCTTTGTCTGTGTAGTTGAAACACTGAGATAGAATTAAAAAATCTTTCATCATTCCCAGTATCCATTCCCCACCTACCATAACTTGGGTTTAGAGTTTGGAAATTATCAAATTTAATTCTGTTATATTCTGTATCCTGATGATTCGTATCAGTCATGTAGTGTTGATAATAAGATTTAAAGAATGCGGCAGCCACATCACCCATATCATCATGTAAAGTTACAGCAACAGGATTATATGTTACTCCAGTTTGTACATAGTTTTTAAAATTGTATTGATTTTTCATTTCAACGTTGAAAGTATATTGCGGTAGATCAATAGACTTCACTAACATTCCTAGTTCTATCTGCTCGCCCTTCGAAGGATTTAGTATGTTGCCTGCGGCAGCTGGATTAATGCCAAACACCACATGATATAAAAATTTATTCTTTGGAGCTAATCGGAATGCTTCATCAAGATACAAACGAGACGCATGTTTGTAGTCTTTCATTGTATCACCGTTGACTAATTGGTCAAGAAAGTTATTCCTAAAGTTCATATAAGATATTTATTGAACTAAAAAGTGGGTGGATTATAATCCGCCACCTGTAACCGCGGTACCTAGTGTTCTTGCAACGTCTGAGCCAATGCCTGTGCCCCTAGGGGTTTGAATAGCATTGTCATATCTTATTGACATTGTGATTTGTACCGGGTCGGAAGTAGCATAAGCCATTGTACCATATTGTACATTGTCTAAGTAACAACCGTATAGTTCATAAGTTTCTAGAATGTTTGCTGTATCAGCACCGTTACCGCCGTCTAGCATTTCAATTCTGCCTGTGAATTTGTAATCAATTCCAGATGCAGCTGATGATTGTTCAAAGAAATCAAATTGTTTCTGTAATTGTTCGCCAACTAGTTTTGTTACTTCGTTGTTAACATCATCTCTAACGTTAAGTGTAATAGGATCCCAAGTGTGTTTACCTGCCAAATACACTCTTGAATTATAAGCATCAAGTGTGATTTGATCAAAAGTGATGTTTGGTCTTGTAACATCAACAACTTGTTTTGTAAGTTCCGATCTAGGAGTTGATACTCCAAAACCTTCAAGTATCACCCTAAAGCGATACTGTAGTTTTGGCATTAGCAAGCCTTGTGAACTTGCTGACTGATCACTTGCTAGTGGTACTGTAAATTTTGAAAGTGTTGATATTGCCATTTGTTTCTCCTAATTGTATTTACTATACTCTATAGTAATCTCTTTGTTACGCCTTTAAAGGGCTCCTATCTCTCCAGTGTTTTTCAATCTTACTGGAATGAATATAAACTCAACTGCTTTGACAGGCTCAATTGCCACATCAACATACAGTTCATTTCTATCAATTCTTCCAGGAGTATTGTTAGTTTCGTCACACACAACTGCAAAGTCAAACAATGCTCTTTGTGAAGTTAATTCTAACAAGAATGACTCAACTGACTGTTTGATTTCATTTCTAGTAAGTGTGTCGTTTGGCTCAAATATAAATGGTCTAGCAATTTTATCTAAGTTCAATCTCACAAATGCAACTAGTCTAGCAACATTCACTCTATCTAATGCTGACTGTGTAAGTTGTCTTGTTTTTTGTCCAAACACTGTTAAGCCAGTTCCGGTTACAAATGATATAGGGTTAACATTAACACTGTATAATGAATCTCTTAATCCACTTGATACGTTAGTAGTTTCAAATTCGCCTTCTGAATTGATACTACCTACAGCTGATGCATTGTCAACTTTACCACGTCTAACACCTGCTGGTGCAAACCATGGAAATGCCACTTGATCATTAAACGCAATCGTTCTCAACATCATGTGTGACGCTGGTACTACAACAGATTTTCCAGTCAATGCAGTTGTTAATCCTGAAGGATAGTAAACACCTGTTTGGCTGTCTGTGGATAGTAATCCATCTTCGCCATTGTCTGCCGCGCCTGCTGTGTTGTTTGCCCAGTTTGTTACATCTGTTGATGTGGCCGGTAATCTAAATGGTGTGTCACCAACTACAAACGCTGTGTCTTTTCTGTCTGCGTTAAGTGTTTCTAAATCACTGATCAGTTCTGGATATCCAGGAGCCGCTAGTAAGTTAAATTCTCTTTGCTCTTCTCTCAATGCAGTGGTTGAAGCAACTGTTGATTTCAGTTGTTGAACAACTACATTACGTTGTGCTTTTCTGCCCATGTAAGGTGAACCATCATGTTTTAGTGGTGATTCACTTACCCATGCATCTTTTTCAGTTGGTAGTGTAGGGTAAGTTACTGAACTAGCAAAATTTGTTCTTGAGAAGTAGGAATTTCTGAATTTTTTAACATTATAACCTGATCTTCTTAGGTTAAATCCTAACATTCCTTTTGGATATAATGCCGGTTCAGGGGCATCAATATCTAAGTAAGTTGATGTTAGTAAGTCAGTAATTAAAGTTTCTTCTGTGATTACATCTTTAGTACCATCTGAATGTAATCTAAAGTCTGCAAACAATATGCCATCTTGTCCAGTTTGGTCTCCGTTGTCAATTAAAACAAAGTTTTCACCATCATTTTTTGAACTATCATATCTGTAAAGTTTTGGATAGTTTTCTAAATCAGATGAGTCTAACCAAAGGTCACCATCTGCAAGTGCTGTGCCATCTGATTGTGTAGTCGGTTCAGTTGCTGATACTTGTGGACCATTTGGGTCTGTGGTACCTAGATTAAATCCTCTTGCATCAGATGAAACATTTTGATAACCTGTCCATGCTGTTCCATTGTGAATAAGGATATCAACTTCGTCAACAGTTGTGTTGTACCAAAGTTGTCCATCTGCAGGCTCTTTGCTTGGTGTTGATACACTTTGAATTGGTGTAAAAGTTGTTCCAGAGTCTGGAAGATTTTCTAATGGCTCCCAATTGGATGCCATAAATGCAAACGTTCTTTCTGCTTCATCTAAACTAGATCCATCACCAAGTTGTACAGTTGAATAATCATCTTTATCACCTGTAGGTGCAACATAAAAATTATTAATTTTGTCTGTTGTTAGATCTGAATTACTACCATATGAATTTGCATTTGCACTAGTAAATCCAATGTCAGCCATTGGTGTACCATTCTCATCTGAGAAGTAAATGTTTCCACCTAATGTGTGTTTAATTTTAATTCTTTTTGATGTCGCATCATATTCTGCTTCAATGTGATTAAAGTTTGCCGCCGCTATCGCTGTGACAAAATCATCTGCATCTGTGCCAGTCAACGTTATTGTTGCCTGATTTAAAAATGCTGATGCAGTGTTTGTGGTTGCATCTTTATTAATCACCGTTTCTGCCATTCTAATTGTGTCGCCAGCAGTTGTGCCAATTGCAGATTTTGTTCCAATTTTATCTGAAACTATTTGTGTTACAGCGCCTACGCCGCCTGCTCTTTTGAATGTAACAAAGTCAATTAACTCTCCTGAATCTTGACTTGAATCATTCCATTCAGACTCGCCTGAGTTGACTTGCACAAATACATCGTTCACTGTTAATGAAGATCCGCCGCCTAGTTTGTCAAGTTGTTGTAGTGCTTGTTCTTGTGTCTTGAACACAGGAGCAACTACATCAATAAAGGCACCTTCTGCATCTGAATATTTCTTCAATGCAATACTGGCTCCACCTGATACACTAGTTGTTTGTGCAAAAACTGATCCTGAAGGTTTAGGAGCAGTGTCGCTTGCTCTAAATCCATGATCTTCTGTGTGTGATCCAACAAATATTTTTGGAACATGATATCTTCCTGCTGTGATTCCAAGTTGTGTTGTTGCTGTTACTGTACTGTCACCTACGTTGCTAATTATGATTGAAGATACTTGTGCCGCTGTTGATGAGTCATCGCCTGATGCAGTTGGGATACCATATATTTCTAATTGGCCGTTAACAGCTGCCGCTTGTACTCCAGCAATACCTGCTGAATTAATAATCGACGCCGCTTCCGATATCGAGTATCCTGTATCAACTAAGTTGCCATTAATTTCTAAAGTACCATTGTCTAGTGTTGGGTTAGTAGCAGTACCTACGATTGTAGGATGTGAACTTGCCCATGATGCATCTTTGACTGCTGAATCAGCTGATCCAACCTGTACCCAAGCATTTGATCTATTTTTGTAGTATAGTCTGTTGTATGGGTTAGTTGCAACAATAGCATAATCGCCAATTGAACCTTTATTAGTTTTTGGTGCTGTACCTGTTACATCATCTGTTGATGTAATAAAAATTGGTTGTTTCACTGTGAACGTTTGATCTGACTGACTCCACTCTTTAATTCCAAATGCAGTTGAAGTTAGGTCGAACCAATGAAAACCATCTTCTGGAGTTCCACCAGGTGCATCAGCAGTTCCTGTTAATTCGCTAGTGTTGATGTTTGCTCTGACTACAAAAGCACGATTGGCTATACCAAGAAAGGAGTAAGTGGCTTGGAGACCATATTCGTTAAGTTCATAACCTTGTAACGGATTACCTGAAGCATCTGTATAAAAAGTTGGATCACCAAATGTTTGTGTCAACTCTCTCTGTGATGATATTAAAAATATTTCATTAGCATTTGTACTCAATGTACCTGATGCTGTTCCTGATCCTGTACCGGATCTTTTGTCTTGAGCAGTTGCAACTACAACTAGTGGTACTGCTCCTGGTATACCAGGTACGTAGAATGATTCGTCTACTACGGTAACCTGTACTCCTGGTGATGTTAATGCCATTTCGTTTTTACTCCTTTAAAAACATTGTTATGAATATTTACCAATTAGGACTGATTTATATACATCAATTTTCCTAATTTAAAGAGCAGTGTAAAGGTACACATAAATATATGCGTGTTTAATGAAAACGGAAGTCAAAGACCACTGTGTCAAGTATGTAATAGTAAGCCAGCGGCATACAACTATCGCCGTGGTGACAAAGTTTATTACAGAAAGAAATGCGACTCTTGCATAAGGAAATCAAATTCAGATACAATTTCTACTCCTGCATGGCAACGAGCCGGATATCAAAAAAATACCAATTGTGAAATGTGTGGCTTCAACGCACAACACCCATATCAATTAGATGTACATTATGTTGATGGCAATATGACACATAATAATTCTAGCAATCTTAAAACTGTATGTGCAAATTGTAATAGATTATTGCATGTAAAAAAACAAGGTTGGCGACAAGGTGATCTTGTAGCAGACTCTTAAAAGCCTAACAAACTATCCACATCTTCTTGTAAAGAACTTATAGTATCATTATTTTTAATGAGAGCATCATGTGATTCATTTAACCAACTCCATTCCGAAGGATGTATGCCAATTGGTTCTACATTACCTTCTACGTAATCATGCACCCAGTCCGGGTCATTGCCACGTTGTATTCTCCAGATGTGTCCACCAATACTTTTGATCATTTTTATTTCATTTGGAAATCTTACATCAGGCACCACCCAATTCATACTAGGATTGTCTAGTATTTTCTTTTTGGTTAGACTCACCCATATACCATCAAAGAATCCTTGTCGCATACATTCTGTACCAAACTTTTGTAGTACTAGCCGCGGTGTAACTTCCGACTCAGTTTCTTGTGTCCAGAAAGAATCTGGCTGTTCTCTCCACTGTCTGCTAGATTCTGTTTTGCCTTCGAGCATCTCTCGATCCCATTCAAACATGTGTGCTACTGCATCTTTTAGTTTGTCTGCAAATGATGTTTTGTGAAAATTATGTTCCTGTATAAGATGTTCTGCGATTGTGTCTTTGCCTGAACCTATTAAACCGCATACTCCTATGATCATACACTCATTATACAAAAAAATATGTTGATTGTCAATTAGCCTATTACTAAACTTAGTGGCGTTCCACCTTCTTGATAGTTGCCAATTTGCTGTTCTAGTGCTTGGATCTCTTGCTGTGCTTCTGCTTTCAATGAGTCTCCGTTTAATTGTCCGCCGCCTTGTGGACCAGCAATAGTAGTAAATTTAGATCTTGCTTCTCCTAAGGTGTACTTGGCTATTGCATATGTATACTCACGTACCCACGGTTTAGCATAAAC